ACTTTTTTCTGTTTTTTCGACCTTTTTTTGCATTTCAGCGCCGCGCGTTGCCGAATCCACCATCCTCGGCGGCTGTCTTGGCCGAGTGGCATGGGCCGCACAGGCTTTGCCAGTTGGTGCGGTCCCAGAACAGGCTCATGTCACCTTTGTGAGGAGTGATGTGGTCAACATCACTGGCCTCGGTGACTAGACCGCGCTGCTCGCAGTGAACACACAGCGGATGCTTGACCAACCAGCCTGCCCGGGCCTGCTGCCACTTGTAGTTGTAGTGACGTTTGGTGCTGCTCTCGCGTGGCTTGGCACGCACAGCGCTCTTCAACAGGTGGACGTGAGCATCGCAGTACCGAGGGTTGCGGGTGAGAACGTTGCAGCCCTGTGCATTACATGGCTTCTGTGGTCTTAGAGGCACGGGCTGCCGTCCATGTACCTGCGAGGCTGCGCATCTGGATCCTCAGGCTCATCCTCTGCCATGGCCTGGATCAGCAAGTCGAACCGATCGGACATAGATGAAAGGATTTCTGTCTGCTTGCGCATCTCCGCCAGCACCGCACCTGGATCAGGATGAAGAGCAACATGATGGCCTGGTTGCGATACCAGAATCTTGCAGCCGATGCTTTCAGCGAATGGGGTTAGGCTCTTCACCACTCGCTGATGCTGCTCCAGGCTTAGCATCTGCTCCGGATAGATCACCAGCAGATCGCCCTCGTTTGGGCTCAGCTTCTGAACCTGATCCAAGTATTTGTCTGGCTCGCTCGTAACTGACATTCATCCACCTCTTCATTCGTTCGCGCCGCGCAGCGCAGCCACTACACGCCATGACCTTCGACGCACAGGTTATTGCCATCAACGTTGAACACAACGGTCAGACGCACCAGTTCGCCACGCTCACTCAACATTGCAGTGCTGACCTGACAGGGCAGGACTTCACCCGCTTCGGTGTGGAGAGCAAATGGAGCATGCTTCTCTGGTTCGCCGAGCACATACCTGCGGTGTTCATCGCTCAGCGAGGTTGCATCAATCTCGGGAGCGACCTGCCTGAGAATCAGTTTCATAAAGCCTCACTTCGACTTACTGCGCTGGATCTGGGCGTCGACCTGATCGGCGCAGGTGTCGAGCAGATTCACTGCCCGATCCTTCAACGCCCAAAGGTCGCCATTGAGTGCAACGTCTTCATCGCTTTCGCTGATGCGCTCGCACGGGACAAGCTCAGGGGGTTCGAGCCTTACCGTTGTTGTCTTTACCGGTGCTGGCTGGCTTGCCGCGCAGGCCGTCAGGCAGAGGCTGATCAGCCCACTTACGAACAGCCGGGCTCTTACGCTTGAGGTCTTCAAAGTCTTTCCTCGCCTTCAGGGCTTTCTGTTCGCTGGCTTTGAGCCGATTGTTTAGGTCAGCCTGATAGGCAACGTTTCGTGCGGCCTCGGCACGCAAGGTGGTGATCGTGGCCTGGCTTTCGATGTTGGCGGCAATTGCGTCTGTCTTCGCCTTGGTCTCGACCGCGACCGCCCCCCGCAGCGCGATAACGCGGTACTGCTGGATGCCGACGAGCAAAAGCCCAACGATCAAGATCACGCCGGCAAGCGCAATGGATCTCAACGTGTTCATAGGGAGTCCACCTTGCGGCCGATAAAGCGAATGATCAGTTCACGAACAGCGCTGACTCCGATGAAGCCGATGGCACTGCCCGCAACGATGGACAGATTTGCAGGCCACCCCATCCAGTCGATCAGTGTGCTAGCCGAGAGACTCAATCCGCCACAGATCAGGGCTTCAGCGAGAACTCGGCGGACACTCGTTTCCTTGGCTTCCCAGATGATGCGAAGCAGTGAGATAACGAAGGCCATGATTGCGCCCTGCCAAAGTGGGTTGCTCAACGCAAGCCATACTGCGGCCCAGAAGTCGGGAGATTTTTCGGGCATGAGTTGCATCCGACTGTCCTCCCTTGGAGGGAGCGGAATTGTATGGCCCGCTCAATGCGGGAGTGATTGGTGCAGCACGTCAGCGACGATGCAGAAGTCCACCAGGACGAAGCTCGTCGCTGATGACCGCACGAACGTGCTCGGCAAATGTTTTCGCTTCGGCAATCGGCTCGCAACGAGCCAAACCCACACCAGCCGCGGTGTATTGCCCGCTCTCAGTGATCTGCATTTGGATCGAATACGGACGTGATGGCTTGGGCGTGGTTACCGATCCTGCATCTACTGCAGCCTCTTTGATGAATAACTGATCACCATCAACCACGAAAGGTTGATTGGAGAGACCGCAGCTCAAGGCGCCAAGATTGGTGGCGATCGCCTCATCGGCGCTGCACCGTGATGACACCTCATCAGCGATAGCTGCTCGGATCGAATCTGCGGCCTGATCATTGGTTTGACCTGGGCCAGCGGTGGTAATCATCACGTTTTTCGCAATGACCCGATGATTTCCATCGTTGAGTTCGAAGCAGCCTGTGCTGTCCACCTTCCAGCCGGAGACGCCCGGCACATAGTTTTTGCTCTGCATCGTGTGCTCCAGAAATGGAAAAGGCCCACCGGATGGCGAGCCTTGAAATTGGCGATGTCTTTCCATCAGTCCGTCAAAGCCGCCCCCAGCACACAAGAGGAATGAGGCGCTTCAACTGCCGGTGTTCTTTCCGTACGCGTGACTACCGGCTATACCGCGTTCAGGCCCTGCCCGAAGGCCCACCCTGACTATGGCTCCCTACGCGAAAGAACAACGCCCAGATAAATCCGATGAGGTGATATTTTAAGAAGTATTTTTAGCGAAAAGACTTGTTAATACTTATCGATATACTTATAATTGCCTCACACACAGCGAGGCAGACATGAACAAGATCAACTGGACACGGAAAGCATCGAAGCAGCTCGGCAAGATCAACAAAGCCGATCAAAGCAAGATCTACGATGCAGCTCAGGCTCTGGCCTACATGCCCAATGTCCAGAACATCAAAAGCCTCACCAACCACCAATACGGCTACCGACTCAGGGTAGGAAACTACCGAGTGATGTTCGACTGGGACGGCAGCGTGAAGATCGTGAATATCGAAGAGGTGAAAAAGCGCGATGAACACACCTACTAACGTGCAAATCATCAACGGGCCGGATGGAACTCCGGCCTTTGTGGTCATCCCTTACGCACAGTACGTCAAGGAACATCCCCAAGAGGATCTGGTGCCTAACGAGGTCGTCGGGTACATGGTGAAGGACGATCTTTCCGCTGCTGCTGCCTGGCGTAAGCATCTGGGCTTGTCCCAGGCGCAAGTGGCCGAACGTATCGGCATCACTCAGTCCGCATATGCACAGCAGGAACAGGCCGCCAGTCCGCGCAAGGCCACACGCGAAAAGATCGCTGCGGCCCTGGGCATTGCGCCTGATTTGCTCGACATCTGAATTGGTGCCGCCACAAGGATTTGAACCCTGGGCCCTCCGCTTACAAGGCGGACGCTCTGACCTGCTGAGCTATAGCGGCGATGTGAGATGCGTCCAAATCGGGACACATCTCGATTGGTAGCGAGACTCGGAATCGAACCGAGCTGAATGGGCTTATGAGACCCATGACATCACCAGACAGTCGACCTCGCCATGTTTGGCGGAAGGCGGAGGAGTCGAACCCCTACCGTTTTCAGCAGCTCCGGGTTCAAACCGAATTGCCCACCACCGGGCGCCACCTTCCAAAATCCCGCCAAAGCGGGGCGGCCAACTCATCACGAGCAAGCCAGGCCGCGAACATCACGCTCGCAGGCAAATTCGAGACACAAAAAACCCGACGCAATGGTCGGGTTTTTGTCTGGGGTGTCGCGCTGAATGCGTTGAACACCGTGCCATGAAAACAGGTGTTTATCCGCCCGCATAGAACTTTTTAAGCAGCTTCGCGAAAATGTTCCAACGCCGAATCAACCCATGCCACTCCCTGCTTGATGATCTCCCTCGCTTTGCGCTCAGCCATGCGGTTTTGCTCGCCGATCCTCACCGCTGTCCACTTCGCTCCAAAGTACAGCCAGACGAAGTCACCCATCTGCTGGTTACGCTTGATCAGGCGTGCAACAGTAGCGTCAACCACCATCGCCACATCATCAGTGATTACGTAGCTCACGCCGTCATCGCATGGGTTTGCCTGGGCAACCACTGAAGCAAGCTGTGACACATAACGCGGAACCCCCATCCCTGACATCCGCCAGCTTCCCCACTGCTCCAGCAGGTATTCGGTGTCGCCCAGCGGCTTGTCGGTGTAGGTACGTTTTTTCATGCCGCTTTCCTCGGATCTGGTTCGTTGTTCAGGCCAAGCAGATCGCGAAGCATCTTGTCGGCGTGTTTGTTTTTGGCGTTGCCCTCAAGTACCCACGCTTTCGCGTAGGCCTCGAAACCGATCTGGCCGGGTGTGCCATGCCAGTCGACGACAACATCCATCAATGCCGCTGAAGCGATTCGGCCGTTTGCCTGTTCCAGCAGCATTCGGTTGCCCATCTTTAGGAATTTGCACTCCACCTGGGTCAAGCTTTTACGCGGCAGTGCCGCAGTCACGTTACTCATAGTGCGCGGCTCCACACCTGCAGCGGTTCATCGGGGGTTTTGTCTTTGCGTTCTTGGATCGATACGGCACGAGCCCAAGACCGATAGGCGTCTACCGGCGAGACGCCGGCGCCAGCCCATGGGTGTTCCTTGGCCAAGCACCACCAGACGCCATTGGCGTGATGGATACGGACCTTCGGCAGGCGGCCCGTGAAGCCCACCTTGCCGCGCGATAGCCAAGCCTCTACGGCAGGCCAGATGGTCAGCTGCTCTGCCCTGTTGAACTCATGCTTTCCGCCGTAGCTGGTAAGTTCGGCCAGGCCGTAGTCGTTGTTCGCTACCCACATGCAAAACCCCGTCGGGACGTGCTCGAGCTCATAACCCTTGTGGCGCCAAGCCCAGTCGTCAGGGAATTCACGGAGCGAGTCGGCAATGCGCTGCGCTTCCGGGCACTTCGCCTGTGGGGCAAGTATTTGCCCTTTTTCCAGCACAACGGCGGACCCGCCTTCCAGCATCTCTGCCAGCGCGGACGGAGTGACGATTTGCGGCTGGGCCTTCGCTTTCAGCCAGTCAAAAAGTCTCATGGTCTTTCCTCCCCTTGGCGCGACCGGCGAAGGGGCGAGACTGCTCGACCTCTTCCTGAGTCGGCTCGCGGCCTGCAAAATTGACGAAGCGGGCGAATTGCCCCTGACGTTGGACGAGGCACGACCCGGCCGGCGCTTGACGGCCTTTGTCGAGAATCAGTTCGGTGACACCCTGCTGGCCGGCCTCAGACTCGGGATCGTGGTGAACCAAAATTACGGCGTCCGCATCTTGCTCAAGCTGCCCGCTCTCCTTCAGGTCGCTTGACTGGGGCTTTTTGCCTGGCCTGCTGGCCGGGTTCCGGTTCAATTGCGCCAGTACCAGAACGGGAATCCCAAGCTCCCGGCTGAGATTCATGATGGCGATTGAGTTTTTCGCGACTGCATCGGAGCGGTTCTGCGAACGACCATCGACGCCCACGATCTGGACGTAATCGATCAGTAGAATGTCCAGTCCCTTGTCCCGTTGAAGCCTCCGGGCTTCAGCCCTAATCGCAGGCATTCCTAAGCCGGGGGTGTCCACGATATAGAGCTCGGCATCCTTGATCTTGCCCGCCGAAATGCCGATGCGGTCCCACTCCTCCGGCTCCAGACATTTCGCATCATCCATCCTCCGCAGATCGATACCGCCCAGGGCCGCCACGGTGCGAAGGGTAAGTGATTCGGCGGGCATCTCCAGACTGATCACAAGGCCAACCCCATTGCCGCGCATGACGACATGATTGACGATTTGAAGGCCCAACATCGTTTTGCCGGACGCCGGGCGCCCGCCGATCACTACCATCGACTTTGGACGTAGGAAGCCGATGAGCTTGTCCAGGTCGGCGAGCCCCGTGGACATCTTCGGCGGCGCCTTGTCGTTCAAGTCATCGTCCAAAGCATCCAGAACATTCGGCAGCACTTCACTCATGCGTCGATAGCCGGGCCTGCCTCCGACATGCAGGTCGCGCAGATCCGCCATGCTCTGCTGGGCAGCGGCGAGAATTTCGTCTGGAATCAACCCTTCCATGAATGAGTGCTCAGCTTGGCGCCCGATAGCCACGATTTTCCGGATCACCGCCCACTGTTTGACCTGTTTCACATAGGTCATCACGTTGGCGGTCGATGGCACGTCGCGGCTCAGCGTGGCGGCATAGGCGAGAGTGTTCTGCCCGCTCGGCAGGTCCCGCTGGACCGAACCTACCGTTACGGCGTCGACCGGCATGTCTCGGGAGAGGCAATCGCCGATCGCATCGAACAGGGCAGCGTGGTCGTCATACAGGAAGTCACCGCTGCTCATCTGGCCCACGATATCCGACACAAGACCGTTATCGCCCTGCAGGGACGCCAGCATGATCGCGCCCAGCACACCCTGCTCGGCCTCGGGGTAGCCCATCACGATTTCATCGTTCATGCGCGCCCCCTTGCCGATTCCCAGGTGAAGCCCACAGCCTTTCCGCCACCCTGGCGCAGACGGTCGAGCGCACGCTCGCCGATGTATGCCTTCAGCTCCTCCACCAGCAGGTTCGACACCACCACTGTTGGCGCGATGAGTTGATACCGGCGGTCAATGATTTCGTGCAAGAGACCGACTTCGTAGTCGCTTCCGCGCTGGGCACCAATCTCGTCGATGATCAACAGGTCAGCGCCAGCTAATTCATCGATCACATCGCGCTCGGTGTACGTCGCGCTCTTTGCCATCGTGCCCTTTGCCACGCGAACAATCTCAGCGATGGTCACGATCAGCGCCCGGGCGCCGTACTGTCGGATCACGGCTTGCGCCATGGCAGAAGCGAGATGCGTTTTTCCGGTACCGACGTTGCCCGAAAGGATCAAAGAGCGGCCGTCGCGGTAGTTGTCCTCAAATCGGTCGACGTATGTCTGACACCTCGCCAGCGCCGTCACTTTCCCCGGCTGCCCATCAGTGATGAAAGACTCCAGCGTGCAGCTGCGGAAGCGCGGCGTGATCGCAGATGCGATGAGCGCGGCATTCAATCGATCAGCGCTCCTGCGCGATTTCGCGGCCTTGTAGCTGTCGCTGTCGACAGGGGCGGTGTTCAGTGCCGCCCAGTTGCAACGCGGGCACCCCTTGGCAAGCCACGAACCGTCGAACTGTTCGACCAGCGCGTTCACGAAAGAACCGTGATCGTTGATGCTGCAGGTCTCGCGCAGGCTTGGAGCGTCATCGATGCGCGGCACCGGGCTGAACTTAGAAATTTGGCTGGCCATCAGGCACCTCCTGATACATCTCTGCCGTGTGCTGGGGAAGGCCGTTGTACGCCGACTGGCGGGCGCCGGTGGCAGAGCTGACCTCGTCTTCCCAGCGTTTGCCGTTCAGCCAGCTCGCCGGGTGCGGGATGTACTGACCGCCACTCTTGAGCCAGTCGATGCTGGCGGCCTGCTTGGCCAGCGCAGTCAGGATCTGCTGCTGA